CTTAACTTATTTATTATGTCGTTTGTTACTAAACCTCTTTCGTAAAGTAATTCTTCCAAAAAGATTTTATCACCACTTTTATAAACAGCACACAAAGCAGTGGGGTCACTACTAAACCCAAAGTCAAGCCCAAAACCCACAAAATCAGCGTCATACTCACCACATAACTCAAATTGAAAAATAGCTTTATCATTTGGAGCAAACTCACCCTTTCCATATATTTTCCATTTCTTTTCATTCGTATGTTGTAAATCTTCAATTGCTTTAACCATTTCTTTGGAGATATACGGATTATCAGCATAGTTAGTTGTATATCGTTCACAATCCTGCATCTGTCTTAACCAATGATATGGTGACACCGTAGGGTTATATGCCAGTATTATCTTACCTGTGGTACGAATACTTAGCTGAAAATAACTTTCTTCATCTATCTCTGATGCTTCATCAATGAATAGTATGTCTGATTTTAAACCTCTTAACTTCTCTGGGTCATCTGAATTAATAAACTGAACTAAACTATCTTGCAACTTATATGTTCTATCACTTACATTCCAATTATCTTCATTAAATACACCTAATGATTTAAGTATGTCAATTAGGTCTTTTATAACCGTTCTCTTAAGTGATGGTATAGTTCTTCTAACAATAGTAATGGTTAATGGTGTTTGTAATGCTTCTACAATAAGATACTGCAAGATACCAAATGTCTTTCCACTTCTTGTACCACCTATATGATGAGTAACTCTATGCTTACTATCTAATAGATGTTCAAATGTAATAGTAGTATTAATCTCTATGTTCACTATCTTTTCTATTTATGTTTATAGACACTTGTTGTATTCTATGGTCTATTTCACCACTTATTTCCATTGATGTCTTTTTAGGTACAATATACTCTAGCAATTTTAAATAAAGCTTTGCAGCTTCTGCTGGATTATCCTTTCTTATCTTATCAAAGTCTTCCATTATATTATCTAATCCTCTATTTGCCAATCTAGCAATTGTAAGTTTAGCCTGTTCAGTACTTCTATTCAAAGAACCTGGCTTTCTTCCACCTAATTTATTTCCTACTTCAAACTTTCCCATATTCGTTTTGTATCGTTATTTATTCGATTTCTATATAATAATAACACCATTTAGTTTATTTTGTAGTATATACCTCCCATGCAACCAATGTAGTCAGGATAAGGAGATATGCAACAATGAGGATATATTCCGATGATATTCTACTATCAATAAATTTAACTAACGACTTTATTTTATCCCCAACCCCTTTCATATTATTATTCTTTGTAGTTCCTCTAGGACTCGAACCTAAACTAACAGAATCAAAATCTGTGGTGCTGACCATTACACTAAGGAACATTATTATTTTATTGATTTATTAATTCGTATGCATACATTCCAACTGCTCTACCTTTATTATCTAATATAATTACCATACCTGCCCATTCATCTCCTTTTAATATTATCTCTTTATCCCTAATCCATGTCCAATCAAAGTTAAAGTGTGCATAGTTATAATCTATTCTACTCTTCATACCATCCTCTTGTGTCAGGAAATTCAGTTCTAATCATATTCTTAGACTTAACTTGTGCATCTTTTTTAGATGCATCACATCTTCTATCTAATATCCAAGTCATTATTCCATTCTCTTCTATCTCTTTGAATTGTTTATCATAGTGTGCAATTACTGATGATTTATCTCCTGTCTTATTGTATTCTTTCCATGCATTACTTAATGCAGTCCGAATTGTACAAAACCTATTACTTGATTCCGATGTTCTATTACTAAACGGATATGGTTTCTTTGGTGGTAAACCTCTCCATTTGCCAGTTGCAGGTAAGTCACCATACTTTTCTTTTGCCATCTTATGTATGTATTTAGATGTACAAGGTTTACATCTCCATACTGGTCTTAATGTATGGAAATCTTTATCACATACTTTACATCTTCTTGTCTCACCATTTGTGTGGTCAAACTTTACATTCCATAATGCCATACTATAACTTATTTAAATGGATTGTCTAATGTGTTTTCTAAATACTTTCTTATCTTCTTAACTGATATAAATGTTGTTGATTTACTTATACCTATCTTCTTACTTACTTCATCAAGTGTGTCCGATGACATCCAATACAATTCAAATATCTTTGCTTGAGGCCACATTCTTGTTACTTTTAATTTTTGTAATTCATTCATCACTTCTTCATGTGTCTCTTGTAATTTTAAATCCCATTCTTCATTATAAGGTATATCTTCTTCTTCATCTGGCATTTCTTCTATTAAGATAGTCTTTTTTAGTTTCTTTACCTTATTCATATACCTACTATGTAAAAACTTATTACAATAAAATAGATTATAACTATCTCCCCAGAATATCTTCGGATTGCATTTTAAGTGTAGGTATTCAAATAACTCACTACAAAGGTCTTCAGCTTCTTCTTGGTTTTTTGTAACCTTCTTTGCTTCATTAACTAACCAGCCATTATGTTTAGTATAAAGATTAGTTAGTCTTTCATTGCATTCTATTTGTTGTATACTACCTGAGTCTATCATTTACTTATTCTTTACATAATCATGTAAAAAGTCCACTGCTCTTTTCCAATGTGCTCCACTACTACCACACATACATGGTTGTGGTTCTCTTTCACCTCTTATGTGATTGAATGTATTCCAAATGTAATGTGCCTTATCTTCTGGTAATCTAGTCGTAATTTGTTTTAGAGTTCCTTTTAATTCCTCTAATTGAATTTCTGTTAATTCCATATTACTTAACTTGTTTTAATTTAGGTAATGCAACTGATTTTACTTCTGGTTGTGGTTCTCTTCTAATAGGACTTTGTAGATTTAAGAATGGTTTTAAGGATTCAATGTTCGGATGGCTTCCTGGAAAACCAATCGCCATACTTGCTAAGATTAAAATCATATCGTTTACTGATGTCATTTTTGACCAGTCTACCATATAAACTGCATTCTCATCTACTAATTGTTCTTGTTCTTTTGGTGTTGATGCGTAACTAACTCCCATAATTTTTGTGTTTTATATTAATGATTGCCAAATATTGGCTCTTCGTTTCCTCTATTGTATAGTTCTCTTCTTCTCATATACCATTCTGCCCAATTAAAATTAAATGTTTCACAATAGTCCTTTTCAGTAATTAAGGTTTGTTCACATTCCATTTCATTTGCATCATCCATACCCCAATAAGATAAGATGTGTTCATCCATTGTAAAGTCTTTTAAATTTTTCATATTATAATTTAATTCCATCTGGACATCCAAATAGTTCGTTAAGATAAATCTGTCTTTCCAAACATCCACATGATTGTTTATTGAATACTTTAATTGCAATGAATCCTGCAATATCTTTTGCTCTACCTAAGAATATAATATCTAACACTGCAGATACTATATTTCCAACTTTTATTATACAAATCTTTTTCATATTAATTTTTTGTATTTAAACTTATGTTCTGAAATTTATTTAATGTAATAAATGCAGACTCTACTTCTTGTAATTGTTTACGAGTTAATCCAGGACATTCTTTGATTATTTTAAATTCGTGATTATCAATACCATACTTGTCGAATGAATCATGTAATTTACCTAATCTATCTCTCTTACCTTCTGATGCTCTTCTATAATGTCTCCTGTGTTCGTTTAATCTAACTATGAAATACATTTGAGTCATACCAATATAAACCATTCCTTCTGGATTTGTAATACCATATATTACACCAACTTTATCTGCCTTTCTGTATTTCTTAACATAGTCAACAAACTTATCCCAATTCTTATTTTGCCACTTCTGATGATGTGTTGGATTGATTTCAGTACGGAATTTTAGATTGTCTACTTTATTACATTCTTTACATTTGTATTGTAAACCATCTTTATTTGATTTACATTTAGAAAATTGAGTTGTGTCTTTAAGTTTGTGACACTTTTGGCATTCTTTCATATTTTGTCATTTTTATTTATGTTATTAGTAATATACGAAAAATTACTGATATTACCAAACATATATATCATTTTTAAAAGTCAAACGCATAAAAAAGACCAGGGAATGACAAAAAACCCTGGTCTGTAATATGTTGAACAGGAACTTTATAATGTAATGCTGAATAGCGATAAAGTATTTTTTAATCCTGTCTTTTATAATAACATATTATATTTCAAATATAGTTAAATTATTTTACATTAACAAATAAATCTTCTATTTTAATATTTTGTCTTTTAACATCATGCACATATGCTCTAAAAGATTTCCATTGTTTGAATGATATCTTTTGAATACCATATTCTGCAAGTAGTTGTAAATTGAATAATATTAAATGGGTATACTGATGTTTAAAGTCAATATCTTTTTTTGCAATTTCATATGCATCTTTTAATAATTCTTCAATACTATTCCAACTACATTCTTTATATTCTGTTAGTAATTTTTCTTCCCAATCATTTTTCCAATTCATAGTTTATTGATTTAATTTAATTGTAATTGTTGTGTCTAATTCTTTCTTTTGAATATCTGATAAATCTAATTTTGCAAAGAATGTATCCCATCCTATTTCTGATATGTCATCGTATATTTCATTATACTCACTTAAAGGTATTTCATAATTTAATAATTGTTGATATAGTTTATAAGCTACTTTATAACTTAGTCCTTGTTCTATATCACTATCCAGGACAATGTCCTTAGACTTGTCCGTTGCTTTAACTTGTTCCTTGTTTTTATCCTTATCTTTAACCTTATCCTTGTCCTTGGGGGTATCGATAGGGTATGGATACTCTATGTATAGGGTATCAATAGGGTTAGTATAGTCTATCAATACCTTATATTCTTTTCTTTGTCTTGTATCAGTTTTACCATATGGGTAGTCTATTAACTTTCCAGTCCACTTAATAACATTATTTTGTTCTAATATCTTTACAGCAGATAATACTGCTTTATTAGTGCTTTCTAAAAAATCATTTCCATACTGATAAACACAGAATTTATTTATTAACCATTTATCATCAGTTAGTTGATTAACTCTTTTATTGAATACTTTTAATATATCTTCAGCTGATACATTAGTATTACAATAGTAATTTAATAATTTAATGTTTCTTTTGTAAATTCCTGCATTATCACAGGTGTCTAAAAGGTATTGCCAAATGATTTTATAATCACTACTTAATTCAGTATACCATTCATCTTTCCATTTGTCGGTGTCGGTAAATCTCTTTGCCATAATCTAATTAAAAACCCCATTGAACTATGAAGTAGGATTTCATAATTCTCAGGGGTTTGTTTTGGAATTTCTTCCGTTATCTTTAATATAGTATCCTACACTATATGTTTTTTGTTTGATAATGTAATATACGATTAATATTTCACTTTACCAAATATAAGTATTAGATTTTTCTTTTTTGGAAAAACCAATATTTATTCATATATTGTATTATAAGAAAATAGTTAAAATGAAAAATAAATTCGCAGTACATTATCAAACATGGAAAAACGAAAAGGCAACCCAATTTACAATAGAAAAATTTAGAGAATATTTTCCAAACGAACAATTGAGATTAATTTCAGATAATGGTTCTGATTATTCTCACTTTATTCCAAAGTATAATATTGATTTTGAATTTTCAAATATCAGTACAGGTAGTAGATTAAAAAACATTGATGCATGTTATGTGTGGTTGGAGAGAGTTTTTAATACATGCATTTTATATGATACTGAATGGATTGTTATATTTGAAGATGATGTCTTAACACAAAATAATAATATTACCTTTCCAAAAGAAGATAGTGGTGGTATGATATGTTGGCCATGGGAAAATAATCTAACACAATTACTAAAAAGCAGAAATAATAAAAATCAAATGTTTGGATATGGTATGTGTGGTGGTTCTATTTTCAGAAGAGAATCGTTTATTAATGCATATTCTAGAATTCACGAATTTGATTTAAAATATATTGGAAGTTTGGATAATAGAGTAACGGGATATTGTGATACCTTAATAGGTTGTTTCCTACAATATTTTGGATATAGTTACCAAATTTGGGAGAGTACCGATGATATGACTTATCCAGATAGAATACCATCAGAAACGGCCTGTTTCATTCACGGATATAAAGAATTATATTAATGTACGATTATCTTATTGTAGGTGCTGGTTTCTTTGGTTCTATATGTGCGTATGAACTTAATAGAAAAGGGTTTAAGGTGTGTGTAATAGAAAATAGAAATCACATTGCAGGAAATTGTTATACATCAAATAGAGATGGTATTAATGTACACGACTACGGCCCACATATATTTCATACATCAAATGAAGAAGTGTGGAAATGGATAAATCAATTTGTTGAATTTAATCATTTTAGATTATCACCTGTTGCAAATTATAAAGGAGAATTGTATTCACTACCATTTAATATGTGGACATTTTCTCAAATGTGGCAAGTTACTACACCCGATGAAGCAAAGGCACTAATTCAACAACAAAGTGATGAAATTGGTGAACCTACCAACTTAGAGGAACAAGCTATTAAATTTGTAGGTAAAGATGTTTATAACAAATTGATAAAAGGATATACTGAAAAACAATGGAGAAAACCTTGTAATGAATTACCAAAAGAAATTATTAAAAGATTGCCAGTTAGATTTACTTATGATAACAATTATTTTAATGACAAATATCAAGGTATCCCAATTGGTGGGTATACTCAAATATTTGAAAAACTATTAGAGGGAATTGATGTTAAATTAAATACGGATTATTTTAATGATGAATTACCGGAACATAATAAAGTAATATACACAGGCCCAATTGATAAATTTTATAATTATAAATTTGGTGAATTAGAATATAAAACAACCAGATTTGAACATAACCAATTAGATACTCCAAATTATCAAGGTTGTGCTATAATGAACTATACGGATTTAGAAATTCCATATACAAGAATAATAGAACACAAACATTTTGAATTTGCAAATACAAATACAACTTGGATTACACATGAATACCCCGTTGAATATAATGCCAAAACAACGGAACCTTACTATCCAGTAAATGATTTGAAAAATAATGAAAAGTATAATTTATACAAAAGCTTAGCAGATTTAGAAAAAGATGTTATATTTGGTGGAAGACTTGCGGAATACAAATATTATGATATGCATCAAGTAATAGAATCTGCACTGAAAAGAATAAGTTTGATATGTCCATAATTACTACTTAGATTTTTAGAATAAAATATAGACATGAAAAAACCCCCATTCCTGAGGGTTTAGTTACTTTTGGTATATTATCCTTACTTTACTATTAAAGTGTCTGTATTTAGGTTATAACCTATTTTCCACCTATTTTACTTATCTCCCTTGAGAACGATATGGTTTAGGTCGAGGTGTATGTTTATTGTAAGATTTCTTACCACCTGGTTGTCCTGATTTTCTTACACCGAATGAAGTCTTTGTACTAGTACCTGCTGATTTACTTTTTGCCAATTGTATCTACTTTTAATGTGTCTACTTTAATTTCAGTTGAGTCAGTTTTCACTTCAGTTTTTACTGCAGTTTCACATCCCCATACTAAAAATGATATTACAACTATTATTGCAAATCCTGCAATAATCTTTTGTGTCTTTGTTAATGTTGGTAATTTAATTTTCATATTGATTTTCCGTATTTTTCGTTTGTTAAATAATTCACTTCAATTGTAAGTGAGTTTATGTCTTTTGATAATTGTAGAACTAATTGTCTTAGTTCATCTATCTGTTTTTGTTGTGCTTCTATTTTCAATTGCAAATCATATAGATTTGAATCAAATTTTTCCTTTCGGAATAAATGTATCATATTTTAGTCTGTTATAGGGCCGCCTACTACCCAAGCATCACATGTTCTATTTGCTGCACATTTGAAATCAAATGCTTCACAATATCCCAAATCACCTGCTTCTATTGTATCCCATTCGTTATCATCGTTGATACCATTTGCAATACAATCTAATATTTTTTTGGTTTGTACAAAGAATGCACAATTACCACATAATGCTTTTTTAGCACTCTCTAAATCTCCACCAAACATATCTGATTTTTGTTTCCAATAATCTTCGTTTGGTTCATTTGGATTTAAAGGGCCGTAGTTTGCAACATCAATTGCTTCTTGTCTATTTTTTAAGTTAGTTGCAATATCTTGTGTTGCTTTTGGACAACCCAGAGTTTGAAATTTAATTATATTTCTGTAAACTTTATTCTCCATATCTTAATCTTCTATTGGTATACAATTAGGGACTTCTCTACCACCCATGTCCTTTGTTCCATATTGTTCATATCCATCCCAACAAGGGTCATCTCCTTCTGCTAATAAATTAATTCCTCTATACTTTGTATTGAAATTAACACTAGCCATTACCTTACTTGTAGTGTCAGTTATCTTAGACATATTTTCTTTGTCCCAATATGAATAACATATCGCAGCTGCCTGAGATTGTTCATATCCTGCACCTATTTCTTCACCTATACAACGAGAGATAAATGTTTGTTCATCTTCTCCTTTTTTTACATTTACTGGCATAATCTTTAATTTATTGTGTATGTTTTACCCTCAAATCTAAATGAGGAAATATTATCGTATGTTAATGTTCTCCATCCTTCTATTGTAGTAGGTGCAACTAAGTTCACCATACCTTCTTCTTGTTTAGTTTCACTTTGGTCAGAATTAGAATAAAACTTTCCCCAATACATTTCATAAGATGCTCTATGTGTTGGTGGTATTGCAGTTCTCCATTTTACAAACATAGGATTACCTGCTGAACTACTTTCCAACATAGACTTAAACTTTCTCATCGATACTGATGGTAAAGCAAACTTCTCTATATTCTTTATGTAAGTGTTTTGATTCATATTACTTTAATGCAGGTGCAACAATCAAATCTTTCTTTTTCTTTTTTGCTACTTCACCTGGATAAGATGATGTAATAGATGGTTGTGCTTCAGTTTCAGTTAGTAAACCTAACTCTCTTAATTTATTTCTACTCCAACTTAATCCTGACTTTCCACCCCACATCAAATAAGAAATTGTGCCACAAGCGTTCATATCAGTTTCATCGTAGTATGTTTCTGCTCTACTTAGGTATGAGTGCATTCTCTTTATAGTTTCTACTGAGATTGGTGCACCTTTTGCAAGTTGTTGTGCTCTTACCTTACCTACTTGAGTTGCACATTTATTATTATTCTTTTCGTTTAATTCAATACCTTTCTTTGCGTTATTAGAAATGCCACTACCATAGTCCGAATAAGACTCCATTTCAATTCGTTTACCTTTAGCATATCTATTATCTTTCTTTATGATTGCTTTCAATGTTGATAAGAATATTTCCGCTTCTTCCTCTGTAAAATCTTCAATATCTTTTAATAGGATATCTTCTTTTGATGCATGAATTAAATTATGTGTGAATAATCCTTCAATAGAGAATCCCTTAACTTTTCCTGTTTTTACATAGTCTTTCCAAATCTTAGGGTCAGTTATCTTAAACATACCCATCCATGCACCCTCAGGTACATTTAACCCGTATGAGTTCGACTTATCCAATTTACCTTCTTTAATCCAAGATTCAACGAGATGGACACCTTTAATACTCATGTCATGTTCTAGTGTTGCCTTGTCCGTATACTTTTTCATTAAGTAATTCTGTGCAATCTTCTTTACTGTCTCTTTAGTAAAATAAACATGGTATGGTTGTCCCTCTCCGTCAACTCTCAGTATTTTTTTCTCAGGTATTAAAATTGGGCCTACTAACATTTGTTGTTCCGTATCGGTTGCAGCAAACATTACTTCTTCTTTGTCAAAGAAAATAAAATCAGATTCAATTGCAGGACTCTCTACTAAAGAGATTGCAAATACTTCATCTTCATTATCTTCAATTTTTAATTCGTATAGCTTCATAGTATAATAACAATAAAATTATTAAAAATGGTTATCCTGCACTAAATGTTGCAGCTCTATTCGTTCTTCTATCTAATGCTTGTTGTGATGTAATATCTCCTGAAATTACATATGCTTTAATAGGTCTTTGTGCTGCAGATATAGTTTCTCCTATTTGTTGTGTTGGATTCATACCACCAGTCGTTTGTATTTGTGGTGCTGCAGTTGCAGCAATTGTTGGTGCATTTGGTATTGCTCCACCTCCTGCAGATTGTGCACTTCCACCACCAGTAGCTCCTGCTGATTTACTTTTACCTGCTGATAAGATTGCTGCAATCTGTGCAGCTGATGAAACACCAACTGCTGCAACTTGTAAACCTGTGTTTACTTTTAATGTAGCCTTTCCAGCAATACCAGCTGCAACTGCTGCTTTACCTGCTGCAGCTTCTGCTATACCCAAAGGTGCAGTAACTGGATTTACTAATTTTGGTATTGCACTTATAATTGCTGCATTACCTGTTGCAATTGCTTTATCATATTCAAATTGTGCAGCTCTTGCATTTACTAATATTTGTCCAATTGATGCTGCAGCATTGATTGCAACCTGTGCAATACCAAATGCTTTAGCCATTGCAGAACCTTGTTCAAATACATTTATTAAACTTCCAAATATACCTGAAATATTTTGACCTAAACTAACCCACGATTGTGCTACAGCTTGATTAGTTTTAAATGTTACATCTTCTCTTTCTGCTTCTAATTTCTTAATCTTGTCTAATTGGTCTAATTGAAATTTAGCAAGTTCATCTGCATCTTTTAATCTTTTCTCTTTATCCTTCTCTTCTTGTTCTCTTTGTTTAGCTAAATACTTATCATCAATTTCCTTTAATGCATCGGCTTGTGCTTGTTTTAAAGTAGTTGTATCTTCACCATACTTAGTTGCAAGAAATAATAATCTAGAATAATGTTCGTTTACTTTATATTCTTCAGCTTCTCTTTCAGAAAGTAATTCTAACATTGCTTCCTTCTGACCATCCATTAATTCTTTTAACTCTTCTTCTCTTTGTTGTTTAGCTTTCTCTGCAGCTTCGTCTCTATCTTTCTGTTGTTTGTCTAAGTTTTCTTTTTGAGTTTTAGTCATTTTCTTTTGACCTTGCTCAAATCTATCAACTGCTGAATCGTAATTATCACTAAATGATGTTACTGATGATTTAGCATCTTCCCATGCACCTTTAAAATCTCCTTTGAATAATTTTACAACTGCTGAACCTAATTTACCTAATGATTGGAATACTGCCGTTACTGCTGAATAAACTACCTTAAATGCTTTTGTTACATACGGCATTACATTTATTGCTAACTCTATAAATCCATCAATTAAAGGTTGTAGTGCACCTAAGATACCATTCAATGCCTGTTCAAACATAATAAGAATAGGTTCGAACTTTTTCATTGTGTCCTCAGACTTTGATAAAGCTGCAACAAATCCTCCAATCAATGATACTATAAGACCTATCACAGATGCTTTCAATGCAGCATTAAAAGAAGAAAAGTTCTTTTCAGCAGCACGCAATCCTTTACCTAACATACCCAATGGCCCTTCAGCGTTCTCTAAATATCCTGCAAAATCATCCGATGTAGCTGCTGCATCTTTAATAGCATCATCCATATCTCTAATTTCTTTAGATATTCTTTTGAAATCTTCACTGCCTGCAGCGGTTTCTTTTAACTGTCTTTTTAATGCTTTTAAGTTGGAAATAGTATTCGCAGTATTTGCTTCTATATCAACTTTTACTTTGATTTTCTTTTCTGCCATAATCTGCGTTTAATATTTTTACCTAAGTCTGAAAATGAAGAAGGTATTGCATGTTTTCCTTTTGCAATATCGACATTATTACTCACTCCGTAAAACTGGTTTGTTTGCAATAAATCTATTATAGTCTTTATCATATTATAATAACATTAAAACCTTTATAAATAAGTGAGGTTATAAACATGCAGTATCACAAGCTGCAAATGTTCTTAAACTTAATGTATCCCCAATATCTTCGGTTTGTACAGTATATGTTCCTGTTGTTAATGTTACTGAACTATCTGCACATGCTGCATCTGCTATTATATCATATGTATATGCATTTGCTTTACCTGCACTACCATCACAACCACTTGAATATACTTCAACTCTAATATCATCACCTGCATAAACATTTATTGTTCCTGATGATGTAGAACTTCTACTTTCAACAACCGATTCATTTATATATAAATCCATATTACCCAATGTACCACCACTTTCAGTAAAACTCCATGCTAATGTTGCTGTTCCCCTTGGACTACCTACTACTGCAGTACTACCTGATATAGTAATTGTGTGTCCTGTTGTGAATGTTGTTGGTACAGTTATTATCGTATCAGTACTACCTGAATAAATCAATTGTGTTGAACTTGTTATAAGTGTTCCATTATCTCGAATTGTCAATGTTGCAGATGCAGTTGTATATCCTCCCCATACAGTTGAAGCTGCATATTTACCTTCCATTGTTACATTAGCAACTACTCCACCTGTAACATATTGTGTAAAGTTACCACTAAAATAATAAGGACTTCCAGATACAATTATATTTCCATCTATGAATACGCTACCTGAATTTAATTCATTCAAATTTATTGATGCAGTTGCAAATTCACTACTACCTGTTGGTAATGGTGCGGGTTCTGGAAATACACTACTAAATGTATCTGCAATAATTGGCCCTAATAATTGTAAATTACAAGTACCATCTTTTAATGAATAATCGTTTATTGCACGAAGATGATAATAGTTACCTCTAAAGTTTATTATATCATTCAATTCCATTTCAAAATAATCTTTCAAAGGAATAATTGCAGAACAATTTAATAATCTTGTTGTAGGGTTATACAATAGATTTATATATGTCTCCCAATATTGAGTATAAAGATTCTCATTTGGTATTGTTCCATAAGATGCTGCTTCATTATTAAAAAGTAATGATAAACTACCTGTTGTAGGAAAACTACCTGTTACTACATTATAATTGTCAAAATATGGAAATGAAGTTTGTGCATAAGTTACACCACCAAAAGTAGCAGACCCACTTTCTATCCAATATTCTTCACAATCAACTACTCCATTGTAAAAATAGATATGTGGTAATACTCTTGATGGATTATAGTTTTGGTCACTAATAAATGTTGGTATGTATATTGGTATAATTTGACTCATAATATTTTTATTTAACTACATGATGTTCCTTGTGTAACAGGATAACCTCTATGACTACCCGCTCTACCACATCCTAAGTTTATAACAGTATATGGTGAAACATATTGTGTTTGACTAACTCCTGCACAATCTAACCATGTAACAGTTCCTCCAACCGGTATAGATATAGTAGTATAGTTATAACAACTAAAAGATGGAATTATTCCTCCAACACTACCTGATAAACCTGTTCCAGCAATTCTAACCAATGGTGTAGATGCAAATGTGGTTTTCACATTAAACTCACCTTGTGAATAAAAGTTTGTAGTATCTATATAATATTGTTTTCCAAATTCTCTATTTGCTGCTTTACTGAATTGTTGAGAAATATAATCCTGGTCTAAAGTATCTCCAAAGTTTAATTTATTTACTGCTAAGTTATTTGCAGGTATTACTTCTATTTTATCATCTAAATTAATATATTGATTAAAATCTTTTACTTGACCTCTTTTATACCATTCATTAAATGTTTCAATTATAAATTCACTAGATTTAGTATTACTAGGATAAATAACTAAATTAAATTTCTTTTGCAATCCTAATATAAAATCAATTTGCTTGATACCAGATGTACCATACGGCATATTAGAAGGTATATCCAACACTCTACCATCAGCAGCCTGTTTAACTTCTTTAATTTCTATAAAAGATTTAGTTGTACCCTGTGGGTCTAATGTTACAAGTGGTAAACTACCTGTTGCAAAATTAGGAGATTGTCTTATTTGAAAATAATAATTACCTGCAGGTATTGTATTGAATTTAAACTGACTTGCTAACTCATATGTTGTATTGATACCACCCGTTCTACTTTGTTGTAATTGGTCAAAGAAATTAATATATGATGATACGGCTTGTGTAGAATAAGGTGTTGAACTACCTGTTTCTAACATACGGATTTGCCATGTTCCGTTTGCAGAAAGTGTACCTGGCATATTATTTACCGAGCAACTTACATTGATATTTATATTTAATGCACCTTTTAAGTTAGTCGTTTTCTCAACTCTATATGCACCATTGTTGTAAAAATCTTGAGGGTCAGATAATTCGTTATACCAAGGAAGTGTTACCCAACTACCAGAAGCTAATGTTATGTCTGTCATACCAGTACCTGATATTGCACCTACTTTTATTTTACCATAAGTTTCTAAATCAACTCCTGCATATTCAGGATATTTTAATGAATTATTACAAATCATATAAACATCATCTAAAAATGCTTGATTCATAAATGAAGAAGTGTAAGTATATCCTGCTTCAGAAAAGATTGCATCTAATACAGGTTTAACTCTAATTGCAGGTTTAAAATTTTGAACTGTCAGTGCACCATCTTGGTCATCTATTCCAAATAAATTCAATGCACCTTGTGTAAATTCATATCCACTACCATAATCTGCAAGTGGATAAACTATATCACCATTAAATAAATTACCACTCCAACTTGATGTTATATTATCATAAGATGATGTATGATTATATATTGAAAGTGAAGTTAAATCTGTTAAATATAATCTATTTGTATCTCTTGCAAATGATGATAGAGTACCATATAAAGTAATCTCATAAGACTCAATATATTTATTTGCAATTACATTTACTTTATTCAATTGTATATAACCATCAATAAGGTATACAGAATCAAAATCAATGTATGCAGGAACCTTTATATTGGTTGCAAATAGAAATGGGTTATCAATACTAATGTCATATACATGTTCAAAGAATGCATTATTTACTTTCGTTCCAGGTAGGGATATCTGACGAGTAAATGTAGCAGGTAAAACTGCTATATCAAAGAGACCTGTTACATTATTAGATATTTTTATATCTTCGTCATCAAATATGTCTAATTGTGTTCCGTTTGCAATTAGTCTAAATGTGAAGGATTGTTGTGATATTATTCCCATTATAAAATTAACTTGTAAGGTTGTCCGTATTGGAATTCAAATTGATATTGAATTAACTTATCGACTACCCCTGTTTTAAATACTATGTTTTGAGATACAATAGTCATAGGTCTTAATGCACCTGTTGATTCATTGTAAATCCAATAGATTTCATCACTTACCAATAATTGTTTTAGAATATCGTTATAAGATTCAGGTAACCAAAATGTGTTAACGGATAAGCCTTGTTTACTATCTACAATGTATGCACTATTTGCAGTATCATAACTTTGATAAGATAGTGTAGAACTTTCCCATGTACCTAATTGTGGTTGATAAGTTTTTCTTTCAGTTGAGAATGATTGTCTACTTACCATATAGAAGTTTAACCAATCAAATTGTCCAAAACGATTTTTCCATTTCATTCTAACATTTGGATATTTTTGTTCACAATCAATGTTATATCTGATTGGTAATCCTAATGCAGCTGCACCATTAAAAGGTTGAACTGTAAAGTAAGTTAATCCTGTTGTTGATAATGGAAAACCACTTTGTGAAGGTGCAATTGGATATTGTTGTATTTGTCCAGAAGAACTAACATTTGCAGTTAATGTATAATCTGCAGTACCTGTATTACCTGTATAAACTATTTTTGTAGGTGTAGTTGCACCAATGTTTCCACCATATACTCCACTCACACCTCTATTATCTAAGAATGCAGATTGTGTTGCAGGCCCATCGGTTAACAATGGCCAGTAAGGAGTAGTGGTCTGCATTTGCTGACCAATCGTTTCAGGAAATATTCCATATCCATCTACTGCTTTATATGTTTGAGATTTTAAATGTGACCCGGTTACATATGTTGTTCCAGTATAATATTGCCAATAAAAATCTACTGCATAATAAACTACATTTGAAGTATTTTGTTGTGCGTAATCTGTAAGAGTTGAATTGATTATTCTATTCAAATCAAATAAACCGACACCTACTGTATTTGGGAATTTAGTAATTGTATAATCTGCAACTGAAGAAGATGCATTTGGCCCACCTTGCCAATAATATAAATCACCTACATATTGAAATGAAGATGATGTTAATGTAGCAGTATCGCTCTCATTAAGAGAAAATATAATTGGTGATTGTGCAAATGAACAACTCGCTGGAGTTTGTAATAATGATAAAGCCATTATGTATATCGTTTAATATAATAACCACCTTTTCAATAAAAGTATGTGATACTAGTACTCTGCTTCCATTTTGTCTAACTCTGCTGCAATATTTCCGATTACAAGTTTGTCAACCATATCCTCATAATACTGATTTAACATTGCTTCAACAGTTGGGTCATTTAATGCATTATCTGCAAATGGTCTTGCTGCCATTTTGTATGTACCATCATTTACATATTGTCCATACTCAGCTCCTTGTGGTGCATAATCTAATTCTATTTCAAAAGAATAATCATCCTTTGTTTTTATCTCCTTTACCATACTGGTAGGAGTGTTTGCAGCTTTAACTCTTTTAAGTAAGTTACCTGTATCGATTGCTCGAGTAGGTTGTCTTTGTAAATTTAGTTGTGCTAAAGAACTAATCTGTTTTGCTATGTCTTGTAATGATGGCATATTATTTTATTTATGGACAACCACAACTTCCTGTACTGAATACTGTATTCAAACAATCACTACCTGATACAAAAGTTTGAGTTCCACCTCCACCAACAAATGCTGGTGTGCTCATATCTCTACAAAAAGACCCACTTCTAGTAACACCAACACCAACTGGTGTATTTTTTATCAATTCTAGTGTAGTTCTATTACCATTACATTCATAATAGGTGTATGTTGAAAATGCACTTGGTAAAGATGTACTTGGCCACTCCGTAACAAATGTAATTGTTTGACACTTTGTATCATTAATTAATGATATAAAATTTCCACTTAATACTTGAGGATATATCTGATTATTATTAAATAAACTACCAGTTGATATACAAATAATTTTTACTCTATTTTCTGTTGTTGTGTAAACGGAATTAGTAGTTTCATTTTTTGCAACATAAACAAATGTATTTACATTACCACCACTTCCAGAAGGTGTATATATTGTTACAATTGATGAAGTACATGTTGCAGGAAATGCTTCCGGAGAACAAGGAACTGGAACTAAACTTGCAGATACACATTCAGGTCCTGATGTAACAATTCCAGAATTAACAGTTAATAAAGAATTTACAGGGTCTCTATAAGAATATGAATAATAAGAATTAGATACTGCACAAAGTGTTTTATCAAAATATGAAATAATTGTTCCTGAAACAAATTCTGTTCCACCACAAGGCATATATAGATAACTTGCAGTTACTTCTGGATAAAATCCACCAAAATCAGGGTCTCCAAATTCTATTTGTCTACATCCACAACTTCCTGTTTCATTAAAATAATTTGTGCAATAATCGTATATAGGATATTTAATTATAACGCTACCACTTCCACCTCTTCTACCTATTCTACCACCATTACCTCCACCGCCACCCATTCCATAGTATGGTGCACCTTCTACCGAATCACCACTTTGAGAGCCACCTTGACCATAATTAGTTCCATTGCAACTCAATCCAGAAGGTGCACCACTGAATATATCTTCAGCACCACCTCCACCACATCCATAACCCCATGAATCTTCAGCTATGGATATTATAATACCTGGAGAACCATCACCTGCTGAATTTGTTCCACCATCACCACCATTACCACCATTAGGTGAACCACCAGTTCCACCTGTTGATGCATCTAAACCTATACCACCACCCCCACCAGTTGCAGTCATTGATAAATTACTTCCAATAAACGAAGATGGACTACCATTTAATCCATTAGTATTTGTGGTAGTTTGGTCTGCACCACCTTTACCAACGACAACATTATATGTTCCTTGAAATAATCTTCCTGTTGTGGTATAATTAACACCACCACCTCCACCACCGCCAGCACCTCTTGTAGTATTTCTATTACCACCACCGCCACCTCCACCAACTACATAAATTTCTACATTATCAATAGTTCCTTTTTGTACTTGTAAAGTAGCAGAGCCTGTAAATAAATGATATTTGTATTCTTGTGAGCCAGATATAAAGTATCCTTCATATCCACCAGATGCAAATAAACACTTTTGTAAAGCTCCTTCAAATGTTAATGGTATATACATATTATGCGAAATAATTAGCTGCTACTGCAAATATTGAGGCAGTATCAAATGATAAGAATGTTATTATATCAGTTGATGTAGCTACCGAAGTAGGTATATAACTAAATCCTGTTGGGAATTTAACAGATACACTACTACTTACAACTGATGCGGTCGTTTGGTTTAATATTCTTAAAGATAAAGTTTCTCCTGGTAATATATTTGTTGCTTCTAATCTAGTTACACCCGCGGGTAAAGTTAATGTAAAGAAATTACCTAAACTACAATCCATAGATGCAGTTTGTGATGTAATTGTTATTGGAAATACCTGTCCTCTTACACTTCCAGAATAAACCATAGAAGAACTTACTAATAAAGTTCCATTTATAGTTTGATTACCATTGAATGTGTTACTTCCAGTAGTAGGTGTAAATGTAAATCTATTTGCAATTGATGCAGATAATTGATTTATATCAGAAGTATTAGATGCAGTATATGCATTCAAATTACTAATGCTAACATTTAAACTTGCAGTAGTTGTTTCTAAATTATTTAATCTATTATTAGTTGAACTTGTATATGCATTAAATGATGAAGTAAATACTTTTTGGTCTATCTGATTTTGTAAGAAAGATGCAGTTTGTGTTAATTCGGTAGTTGTTACAAAACCGGTTTGAACAGATGAACTCCATGCTTCCAATTCATCCAATCTAAAATCAACAGATGTAGAAAAAGGCCCTTCTAAAAAGTCTAATCTAGAATCAACTGATTGAGAAAATAAAGTTACATTTCCAATTCCACTAATTGTAGAAGATGAAATATTACCTAATACATTTAAGTTACCTGTAATACCCATAGAACCGGTCAAAGAACTGCTTCCTGACATTATCACATCACCGATAAGGGTTTGTATATCTGCAGTGGTATCTCCCAAAATATTAGACCCAGATGAGAATATAACCGATGCTGATTCTATTGTTGTAATTATTTCATATGCGTTAATTGTTCCACTTACTACTAAGTCTCCTTGTATCCATGCATTACTTGCAGTTACATCTCCTGTAATATCAATACTACCTGTAATTTCAACACCATCTTCAATCGTTAAGTGGCCACCAACGAATAAATCATCAGAAACACTTAAATCACCAGTTATTTCAACTGCTCTTTCTATACTACCTGTAAATGTATAAGTTACATTATTTGCTGTATAATATTGGTCAATTGTATATGTTACATCAACATTAGGAGTTCCTGTTATACCAATTACTCTACCATTTTGTAATTGACCACCATTAACTAACCATCCAATTCCTATTTCAGTAATAGATGCTTCATTACCAGATGTAGTATATGAGCCTGTTATTCTTATTAAGTTATTAATTGAACTTTGATTTACAAATCCTTGAGTTGACCCACTAAAAAAAGTATTAATATCAACTGCTCCTGAAACTAATAATCCTGCTGATTTTATTTCACCTCTTGTATTAAGAGATACTCCTAAATCATTACCAAAACCATCTTGCAAAACTGTGTATGCAGTAGATGCAGTATTATCATTACCTAAGTGTATTAAACTTTGAAATGATGATGAAATATATAAGTTACTTAAACTTCCCATTTTATTTTTATTTATATTTTAATCGTATTGCCACTTTCTAAATGCTACATCCGTTCCTAATCCCCACTTTTGTGGTGTTGTATTCCATATTTGTGGATTTGCCCACAACAAACAATAATCACATGTCACAAAATTATCATATGGTAATTCCAATACTGGTAAATTAACATAATCAAAATCATCCTCTCCACTAAATGTACCTACAATTGTATAACAATGATAATCGTAGTAAGTAGTTGTATCTCCTGATGAATTAGGGAATGGCCTACTCATAAACACTTGTCCTATACTTCCAGTTTCATCTAATACCGCTTTATACCTATCACCACCTACACAATCTTCAATTATATAACCACTCCCCGACGGATTAATTAAAAAAAAAAGACAACGATTTTTATCATTGTGGGTAGTTAACTCAAAGGTTGCAACCCATCCGGCCAATCCATTATTAAATTGGTCAGAGAAAGCAGTACAACTTATGTCCCCATTTATCTCAAACCCTGCAACTCCTCTTTGCGTATATGAAGTTAAATCGTTTAAGATACCTAATGTGTTTGCGTGAATATCAACTGTATCATCTGTTCTATAAAATGGTATAGTTTGCTTATTCGTTCTTTCGTTACTTTCGTTATTCTTATTCTTAATCTTATCAGCAACCGTCAACTGAATTGTATAGTTGGTTACATTAGTACCAAAATTACTTTCAGTTATTAGGATATTTCCTAATGGATATGATGGAAACTCATCGGTATCTATTTTTGTAATGTCACCTTGTGTCACTGCATTAATAGAAGGATGGTTTTGCATTATTGTTTTAAAATAATTCAAAGCATTGTAATAGAGAGTATAATTTACACCTGTATTATGAACGATTTGTTGAGCCATAGTTATTATAATTGTATTCCGCCGAAGTATTGATTACTTTGGTCAGGATATATTTGAGTTTGATTTCCAACAGTTTCTAAGTATTGAGGTATGTTATTAGAATATGCAATTAAGTAATTCTGTAATCTCAATGCGTAGTAATCTGCATTGTTCAATGCTTTATTTAAAAGATAATCAATTTCAGATTTAGCAGGTGCTATACCTTGTTCGCTTTGTTGTTTAACTGCTCCATTTGATTTAAATTGAACAGAACTAAAAGGAATGTATTCAACACATGCATACCACAATAAAGTATATTTGATATGGTCATCCATTAAGTCTTGATAATAAGAACTTAAAGTACTAAATGTGTTTGCAGTGATTTGTGCTTGTAGATATTCAAATAGGACAGTTCCTAATAAATTCTTTAAGTACTTATCTTGTGCAGTTCTACAAAACGGCAATAAAGCATCTGCATCAATTGCACCTTGCAATGGAGAGTTCTTTATGATATCGTTTCTATTTATGAATAATGCGTATGACATAGTTATTTTTTATATATTTCGTATTCTTTACTTAATGATGTTGGCATTGTAAATCTTTCTAATGATTCATCTTTACCTGGTATTGGTTCTAATGGAGTTTGGTCTGCATTATCTTCAGTAGTTGCTGGATTTTCCATACTATCATTTACTTCATCTTCAACCTGTCCAACTGTCTTACCAGTTTCTTCTGCAGTTTGAGAAAGAATTACTAATGGAGTTAATTGTTCAAAGTATAATTCAGTATCGTTATATCCACCATTACTTAATGCATAATCCAAAGAATTTAAGATAATGTTTTGGAAAGGTGCAATAGTCATCGTTTGTAAGATACTAAATGCAGTTTTCATTTCTTCTGATTGTGAACTAAAACCATTGTTCTTTGTTCTGATACCAAACAATAAAGGAGATGTAACTCTATGTGCAACTAAGATTCTATCCTGTGTGTATTCTGCAACATAATCATACTTCTCATGTAAGTTTGTGATATCAATTACATCGATTGTAGGTTTAGTTGCAGGGTCATCGTTGAATGATAACATAAATCTACCCGCGTTATCCGTACCTGTGAATTTAGCTTGAACTAAATCTTCGATAGTTTGTCTTTCTTCAGGTGCAGGAACTCCGTTGTTGAAGTTTAACATTACTGCTGGTAAGAAACCATTAACAATATTATTAAAGTGTAAATTTGATATCTCACCTTCTGCCATTGCTAATTGTAAAGCAGAAACCCAATCTGGTAAAGAATAATAATACAAACCTGGACAATAATGTTTGATGTAAAGTATTTCCATCTTTTCATTACTGGTTTCAAATGCAGGTATTTTCTTTTTATCTCTTACCTTTCTTTGGTCATTCCAATCAGTACAATAATAATAGTTTTCTATCATTGGTGATGCACCTAACTTCTCTGCTCTTAATAATTGAACAGGTACATGGTACATCTTTTTTATCTTAGTATGTGTATCATCCCAATATACTTGAAATGCTGCATTACCAAATAATTTTAAATCAAATGATACTCTCTTTACTTCTTCTTGTGGAATTATTCTTTGTAAAGTTTCATTGAATATTTCGTTCTTTGAATATAAACCTTTACCAAATATTAAATCAGCAATACCTTCGATAGATGCTGCATTAGTTGTACTAACATTGAAAGCAGTAGTAACTGCATCAAAGAAATCATCATTACCATACACACCAAATGGTACGAATGGATAACGAGTTTTAGTATCCTCCTGTATAATTGGGAGAGAGTTATTATTTACATTAACGATTGAGAATTTTTGTTGTCCTTTCATATTAGTCCATTATGATATATTTGTTTTCACTATCGTGAGAAACATATTGTGTATTTTGAGTTTCGTAAACTGACTTATCTATTGATTGAGATGCGTATACTTGCCAACTACCATTCCATATGTCAATAGATGCACTACCTGATTGATTGTATAGAGTTGCACGATATTCACTACCAACACTTGCACTTTGTATACTTGCAGTGAATGATAGAATACTTTCGTATGCGGAATAACTTACATTAGTCATTGATGCAGTAAATGTATTCAATCCCATCATATCTTGCAAACTCATTGTAAACTGATTACTACCAGTTATCTGTGTTCTTATTGTGTATGAGTTAGATTGAGATATATAATATGCGAGCATTATCTTGTGTTTATATTATAATAACAATGAATTTCGTAATAATAGTTAAATCAAAAAACCCCACTCCGAAGAGTAGGGTTAATATTTTTAGTGTTTATACCGAATGATATTATGCAGATGCTCCGTAAACTACTGTGTAGTTTGCAGTTAATCCACCTAATGCATTTGCAGTAGTACTTCCAGATAAGAATTGAGCTGGGAATTGTTCAGTACCTGTGAAAGTCAAAGAGTATCCGTAAAGGTCTCCTAAAGCTCCACCAGTTTGTATAGTTCCGCCAGTCATGTCTGCACCTTCTTTTTTACCTACTAAGAACGCATCACCATTGTTAGTCCAAACGATAATTTGAGGTCTACCATAAGCCATAAGCTTTAATTGAGTAGTCATTTCGTTTGTTAACTTCTTTAAGTTTAGAGTTAATTCTTGTGAAAAGAATGTAGTTCCGTTCTCTCTTGAAGTGTTAACAGTTTCAGTATATGCACTAGTCCCTTTCAATTCGTAGTAATACAAAATTGAGCCAGAAGGAACACCTGTCAACAATCCTGAAGGAGTTGCTGTTTGTGCTGCTGTTTCTGCAAAAGAACCCGTCGTATAATTGATAAAGTAAACACCCTGTAAACCACCGATGCTTTCTTTACATACTTCGTTTCTTCCTAGAGTTAATGAACAAGGCATATATTTAAATTTTAGTTTTGTTATTAAAAAAGGTGGGTGTTGAGACCCACCCTTTAATTATTTTTTGATTAGTAAGCTCCGTAGTATACGATGTCTTGACCAATACCGAACTGAGTACCACCTGTGTATCTCATTACAATTCTGTAATTTTGAGAACCATCAATGTTAGCCATATCCAATACTTTTACTTCATTGTAGTCAGATAATAAACCTGTACCGAAGAATAAGTTTGATTTTTGAGCTGCTACGATTTTAGAAGAACTCATACCTGGACACCATACGATTTCAATACCATTGAAGTTAAATGGTTTTTCACCCACGTTTAATTGGTTGTTCCATCCGTTTGCACCGATAGCACCACCCGCTAAAGCTTGTTGGTATGCTTTAGCTACGTCAGTAGCAACATACAACAATACATCAGGCTTACCATAAACTGTATCAGGAATAGTGTTTACAACTGAATTTAATTTGTCGATTACGTTAGCTGAAGTTACAGAGCCAGAGATTACGATTGAACCACTCTTTGCTGCTAATACTGCAGTTGCACCACCTGCTGCAATTGATGCAGAGAATGCAGTTTGGAAACCACCGAACTCACCATTTGTTGAGTTAGTTCCTTGCCAAATTGATTCTTCAGTTGCTTCTGCTACTTTACCACCTACATAAGAGATTAAGAAATCGTTGAAGTTCTTAGGAATTTCATCGAATGCAGAGAAACCTAATTGTAAAGCTTCCCATGAATCTACGAACTCTTGCTTACATAATAGTAAGTTAACTTGTAATTCTTTTGGAGTTAATACTTGCTCAGAAATAGCAACGCTACCTGAAGTTGTGAAATCACATGAAGCATCTTGAACGATACCACTCACGTCTAATTTTTGGATTACAGATTTGTACTTCACGTTAGGCATGATAGTTACAAGTTTCTTATCCAAAGTGTTTGCACTTAACAACGCTGCTGCGATGTAGCCACTTGCCGCCTCACCTGCGTAGGTAGTCGTAATAGTAGGCAATGCGAAATTTTGTCTTGCTTTCATTTTTTTAATTTAAATGATTGTTATTAATTTATTTATAAAGTTTAGATAAGAAAGAAGATTGTGCATCTTTTGATTTCTTACCATAATTTTTTCTGTTTGTTTCAGATGTGAATTTTAAAGCTTCTTCTGTTGGAGCACCATCTAATTTTGGTAACTCTTCTTCTTCCATCATTACTTCCTCATCAACTTCTTCGTCAACTGGAGGCATCATAGCTTCTTCCATTTTCATCATCTTCTTTTCCATCTCTTCGATTCTGTAAGCCATTTCTTCTAACTTCTTACCTAATTCGATTTCGATTTCAGGCTTCTCATCTTCAGGCTTTAATTCAGCTTCAGCATCTTCTGGTAAAGTTTCTACTTCATCAGTTTCTTCTGCTGCTTTCAATGTTCCTTTTTCGATTTGACCTGGAACTTCTGGCATCTTGTCATCTTCAGTATAAGTTCCTGCTTGAGGAATATCTTTTACTTTTTCATCAGCCATTTCTACATTTTCTCTCTCAACGATTTTACCATCTTCAGTTCTTACTTTGAACATAGTTTCGTTACCTTCGGTGTCTCTTAACATTAAGTCATGCATACCGTTTGGTGCTGGAGATTTAGTTCCATCTTCTGAAACTACAAATAGGTCTTCACCTACATCGAATGTTGCAGATTCAACAATTGTTCCGTCTGCTAATTTTGCATAAGTTAATTCAACTTCATTTGCTGATAAAAACTCAACAATCTTATTTAATACTTTTTTTGCGTTCATATATTTTTAGTTTATATTGTAATAACAATGATTTTTTGATTTATAGTTATTTTTAGTTATTTTTGGTTTATAATCCGTATCTTGCTTTTAATGAATTATGATTTTGTAATAATTCTGCAGTAGTTAATGACCCTGTATACAATGCCATAACTTGCATAGTACTTCCTGAATTTAAATATCTATTAGGTAAACTACTATTATCAAAATTAAATTTAGGAGTTAGAGTACCTGTTGAGATAGTTGCACTCAAAGTAAATGAGCCTGTTATACCATCCATACACCAGTTTAAATTATTAGAAGCATCATTAAAACTAAATTGAGATATGTGCCAACTACCTGATGATGCTGACCCCGTTGGTGCTTGTGTTAAAGCAAATTGGTCATTTATTACAAAAAGAACTCTACTACCATATGTTGTCTGGTCTCCTATAAACATACCATATGCCTCAGGGTCTAAACCTGCAAATAATTCAGCTCCACTAAATTGATAAGTTGCACTTTGTAAAAACCATGCACTTACAAATGTTACACTACCAGTAAGAGTTAATGCTGGCATTGCAATTGTATTGGTATTTGTAGAAGTAGCCAATCTTAAGAAACTACCTGATACAGAAGATGAATTATAATTCCAGTTTGCACTTACACTACCTGTTCTATTATTGCCACTTAAGTCAAATATTGTTGTCTGTCCACTTGCAGAATACGATGATGTAAATGCAACATCATAATATGCATAAAGTGAAGAACTTACAGCCAATGGTTGTATACCACTTACAAATGGTGCAACTTCACTTATTGGGTAATTTTGATTAAATCCAAAGTTTTGAAATATCATTATACCATATTTTTTGTTGATACTACGAATGGAACACCACTTGTAACTGCTACTATTGATAGAACATCTTTCTTAGCACTTCCGTTAGTTGCTGAATATGCACTACCTGATGGTTGTAACATAGTCGGTGCTAATGAAGCAGATGAGTCTGTACCTGTTGTAATAACTAATGTTGCAGATGTACCTGGTTGAACATTTGATGCTGATATATGTGTTGTTGCAGTATCTGCTAATGTTAAAGTAAAGTAGTTACCTAAATTCAAATCCATTGATGCAGTATTAGATGTAATTGATAATGCTATTACATTTCCAAATGCACTACCGGTAAATACAGAATTACCTATTACAGTTAATTCAACTGCATTTGATGAACTTAGTATTAAACTACCTGTCATTGTAGTCGAACCACTTACATTAAGAGTTCCCTCTATGAATGTATTTGAACCACTATCTATTAACAAACCAGTCTTTCTTGCAGATGTTGATGTACCTGTTCCAACTGCAAATATAGTTTCTGCAGTCAAATCTTTATTACCATCTACTGCATTAAATCTACCTGCGAATAGTGAACCATGTCTTAAACTATCACCACCGAAAGCTGGATTACCACTACTTCCCGTTACAATCAATCCATTACCTATAATAGCTGTATTTGAAATTGAATTGGAGCCTGTTGGACCTGTTTGTACAAATGGTGTATTAGTACCCATAATCATACTTCTATAAACACCACCTTGATAATCCGCATCAGAAGTATCATTAGGGTCATTACTTCCACTAAATGTAATTGTATTCGTTCCAAGCAAAATATTTTGATACAATCCAACTGCATTACCTAGTTGTGATACTCTAGAACTACCTGATGAATTATTTGTAATTGTATTGGTTCCATACCATAAATTACCACTTAAATCTATGGATGAACTATTCATATTAAGATTAGTAACACCATTAAGTTGATTATTATTAATTGTAGCTACTTGTGTTGTATTTGTTCTATTTGCAACAATAGCTAAAGTTTGTATAATATTTGAGTTTATACTAACTCCTGCAACTATCTTTTCTGCGTTGTTTGCTGCAGACGTACCTAAATTTATTGCGTTAAAAATCTGGTTGTTATTTATAGTATATGCCGATGAACTAATAGGCCCTCTTATTGTAATTGGGTTAGCTGTTGCTAAAACATTAAAAAAAGTATTGTTACTTATTGTAGGTGAGAATTGCATCGATGCACTTATTTGTGGAAGTGCACCCATCATTGATATATTACCCGATGTTAAGTATCTCTTAAATCCTGCAGTTGGTGCACCTGGATTAGTGAATATATTTCCACTACCTGATATAGTTGTATCTGCAGTATTTGAATTTGTTTTGAATATAAAGTTTCCAATACCTGCAGAAGATGCACTTATGTGTGCAGATGCAGATGTGAATCCTTTTGCAACTAACATCATTGAGCCTGATGCATCTGATATTGTAAAGAAGTTACCAGCGTTATCTATTAGAGTTTGGTCACCTGTAAATACATTACTTCCAGTTGTTGCATAACTTCCAGTTGCTGCAATTAAACTATTTACCTTTTGGTCGTTAGATGATGTGTATGAATTGAATGATGAAGTTGTTACATAACTTCCACTTGCACCTTCTAAACTATCCAATCTACTATCCACCGATGTAGAGAATACTAATGGGTCACCTAAACCATTTATTGTTGATGCGGATATAGAGTTTGCAGTTACTGCTCCTACGAATGTTGCTTGTGTTCCACCACCTTGTCCCATTGCAACTATAATAGTTCCTGCTGATGTTTGTAATTCTAATCCATTACTTCCTTGTGCTCTAACATGGTGTGTTACTAAATCAGCACCATTCACCATATTGATTGAACCACTTATGTTTATACTACCTGTTATAGTTTGATTACCTACGAATGTGTTACTGCCTGTTGTTGCAAAGTTACCTGTTGAGCCACTAACATCAGGAATGTTTACACTAAATGTTTGTGTATTTCCTTTTGTGAATGTTAAGTTTCTTGTCCCATTATCAAAAGATGCAGTTACAATTGCTAAACTTGCAGATGTAAATAAAGATGCAGTTGCAGTGTTTATGTTACTAATTGATATATTAACAGATGCAGTTGCAGTATTCAAATTAGAAATTGATACTAATGCAGATGCACTAAACAATTCTAAGTTTTGTGTTTCAACTAATAAACTTGCAGTTGTAGTTTCTAAATTATTTAATCTGTTATTAGTAGAAGAAGTATATGCATTGAATGATGAAGTAGATACTAAAGAAGATGTACTAAATGATGCGGTGAATGTGTTTAATGAAGATGTACTTGCTTGAACTGCTAAGAATTTAGCATCGGTTGAAGCAGTGTATGTGTTAAACGATGCAGTCAAATTATTAATTGTTCCACTATCAGGTGTATTAACCGATATGATTGCAGTACCTCCAGCAATAAATGCACTAATACCACTACCCGTAAAGTTTAATGATACTGCATTACCTTGTGGAATACCTTCGTCTAAAATAGGCATTGATATAGATGCAGTTATACCTGTAATCTTACTACCATTACCAATAAATTCAGATGCAGATATAAATGATGATGCACTAATAGATGTGAATATATTAGCACCTACAAATGTATTACTACCTGTTGTTGCGTATGAACCCGTCTTTGAATTCAAACTATCTATTGAAATCTGTTGTGATGCAGATGATTGATTCAAATTATTTATTGAAACCAATGCAGATGCACTAAACAATTCTAAGTTTTGTGTTTCAACTAAAAGACTTGCAGTAGTCGTATTCAAATTATTAATCGATATCTGTGCAGATTGAGTAAATTGTTGTAATGATGCAGTTGCCTGATTTAGATTACTGATGTCAACAGTACTACCGGTTGCAACTGTTACATTGAAAGTAGAGTTATTACCCTTTGTAAAAGTAATCACATTACCTGCAGCTGATGCAGTAATCAATAAACTACCTGTTGTTAATCCACTTGCAGATGCAGTAAATTGTTCTAATGCATCTATTTGTTGATTCCAACTTGAACTATCTACATTATAGCCTAACTCATCAACCATAGAGTCAATCATATTTACATTGAATGCTCTTAAGATTGCTGGAGTGATTGCTCCGTTATTATTATTGGGGAAGGATTGATTGTTATCAACCTTCAATGCCTGTTTTGAAATTTCAGCCATGTTATTTTATTATTTATTAGTCTAATATTATGTCGAAACCTTCACTATATCCGTCTGAGAAACCACCACCTTTAGTTCTATTAGGAGATTGTATTTGTCCTATTCCTTGGTTCATAAGAAAACCCTTACAGCATTTTACATCATAAGTGTTACTTTCCAAGCAAAGACATGCTTGTCTACTATTTTTAGGGGATGATAATCCTTTAGTTGGCCCAATATAGATGCCTGAGTTATTCTCTCTATTTACACTATATCTTAAATTCCCATTCCTACTATTGCTCCATTTTCCAGACATCGGTATCGTTTAATATAATAACAATGAATCCAGAATAAATCGTTATGAGTATCTACTTCTATGTCTGCCATCTCTAATCATCTGTTTCATATTATCATCATAAGTTCCCCAATATAAGTTATCTGCTGCATTATTAGTCGGGTCATTATCATTATGGCAAACTAATGGTAGATTATTTGGATTAGGTATAAATGCAATTGCTACTAATCTATGTGGTGCTAATGAAGTAATTATACCATCTTTGCAAAGACTTACTTGTGAATGGCCCCATTTACTTTTTTTACATGGTTTAATTATTTGACTTTTACGATTTCTATAAGAATTTTTATATTTGCAAATTCTATCCATTGAACGTATTAAGCCAGTAATACTCACTTGATATAAACCTTCATATCCTATTATGTCTTTCCAAATTTCCATACTACCAATATACGAAAAATAATTAACTTTTACAAATATATTTAACCTTGCTGCTGTTTCTTTAAAGCCTCTCTATGTAATAAGTTCTTTAGTGTAGTTTCATCTGATTTAAATGCAAGATATAGTAAACATTTCTCTAATGGTTGTTCGGTTACCCAATCTATCCTACCATATTGTCCGTCTGCAAGTTCAATAAGCGTTTGGTAATTTCCCCACTTTTTTCCAAAATTGATTTGATGTTCGGTGGCAGTCCCTCCACCTTCAAATACTTCAGGGTAGCGTTCAACAAGTCCGTTAACAAATTTACAAAAAAAAAGAGTGCTCCAAATTGCACATCCATATTAACATTAAGAAATAACTTATCGTCTATCTCTCCTTTGTATGTTTCTATCGTATACATATCTCCTTTCTTTTCCACAACAGGTCTGTATAATATTGACATTATCTTTGGCCAGTTATCATCAATAGTTAATTGTCCGAACTTACTAATGTCCACATATGCACCATAAGCCATTTGAGATAAGTTAGGTTCAAATCCATATTCCTTACCATTTATCTTAATTATTTTTTGCAAGGGATATTCCGTATTATTAATGAATCCTTCTAATGCAACTCTTACTTGATTATAATCTTCAATTGAAAGTGAATTGATATACTCTGCATCTAAACCACATAAGTGAGATAACATCAAAGCAGTTTGTGCTTCTTCATCATCACCATAGTTCTTTATATCCTTTTGTAAAGTTAGATACTTCTTTAATGTTACGCTACTCCAATCAGTTGGAACCGTAAGGGTTATTTCCTTGACCATATAATAATTTTATTATGTTACTTAATTTTCTATTCTTTGCTTCTTCGTTTTCTAATTTTGCATTCATCATTATTAATTGTGCAGACTTCTCATCTACTTCCTGTTGTAATGATTTAGCGTATAGTATTAATTCTTTAATCTCTTCTTCAGTCCAAGTCTGCATATTAGATATATCTCCCATATTTATCTCTTTTATTATTTGATAATCCATGCAACTCTCTATGTTGACAATTCTCTTTACGTGTTACCCATTCCAAATTAGATGCAGCATTATTTAACTTATTACCATCAATATGATTTATCTCTGGTTTATTATTAATATTATCAACAAATAAGGTTGCAACCAATCTATGTATAGTATACACTTTTGATTTGCCAACTATATGTGGTCTAATAAATACTTGCATATACTTTCCATTATTTAATCCTTTAATATACGCATACTCACCAATTTGTTTTACACGCTTAGACCTTAGCTTTCTGCGAACTCTACCTAAATTACTAACTTCATAATCGGCTCTTATATGTGTTTGTTTCCATATTTCCATACTACTAATATACGAAAAATTTTTCATATTACCTAATACTTAACTCTTAAATCACCACCAAAGGAAATGGCATATGTTCCTTTCTTTGTTGCTTTCTGACTTAATTTCATCATGCAGCAGTATCTAGCTGCGTCAATTAAATGGTCATCACCACCTTCGGGTACATCAGTTACATACCCATACTTATCACTAGCATATTGATATGCATACATCTCATTGATTAAGTTCTGTGATTTGTTGTGTATGAATATCTTATGGTTTTGCATTACACCTATACCAAACTTAATACTATCCTTTCCTTTTACAACAGGTTTGATATTAAATCCACTTCTATATAGTTCTTCAATTAGACGAGGTTCTGCACTATCTGCCCATATCTCTTCACTCTTACTGATATCTAACTCTCTTAACTTATTTATTATGTCGTTTGTTACTAAACCTCTTTCGTAAAGTAATTCTTCCAAAAAGATTTTATCACCACTTTTATAAACAGCACACAAAGCAGTGGGGTCACTACTAAACCCAAAG